TCTTCTTTAGCAGTCATGTATTTCATTTCTACTTTACCAGAAGATAATGGGTTATCCTTAGGATAAATTAATCCTTTAGATGGTAATTCAACAATTTCGGTTGGGAATTTAAATTTTGATTCTGTAACTTTTTCTTCCATACAATAATAACTTATTTTTTACGGATATAAATATATAAAAAAGAAAAAGGTGTTCCAAAAGGAACACCATTTTTCAAAGGTATGGAGGGTTGGGTATTAAAAGTTTAGTATACAATAATCCATTGCTATGGTGATATCTAAGCTAATTGCAGCATCTGTACTCCAATCATATTCACCAAATGTAGCAGTTTTAACATAAGCTCCTTTAATTACCCATTCGCTTACTACATCTCCTACTGGACCTAATATATCTAATGTTAAATCTTTTTTATAGAAATCTGAATATCCATCTCTACCAGTTACACTCTCGTGTGCTAATCTAGCCCATTCCATTATTGCTTGAGCTCCAGATGGTGTTACAGGATCATATAAGCCTAAGGTCATGTCATTCCATCTGACTTTACCTTTAACTTTTCTATATACGTTAATATGATCAAGAATGATTTCACCTGCTTCAAATCCAGGTGCTGTAGCATTTTTAATTAAATATGCTGGTACACCATCTACGTATAGTATAAATCTATTTTGAACTTTTGGTTCAAAAGCGGTGAACATTATTTCGTTAGGATCTAATACTGCCATTTTATTTTATCGTTTATTATAAATATTGCCTTTTTAAGTTTTTAGAATTCAACTCCCGTAGGTGTTATGTTAAAGTCTAGTACTATAAATTCAGCCGTTCTAGTTGGTTGTACAAATATTTGTCCTACCATTTGATTTCTGTCAATCACGTCAGCTGTATTGTTTGTGTCATCCATTACTACTCTATAAGCATACAATCCTTGTCTTTGTTGAACTGATTCTAAGTATGGGTTTACTTGGTTTAAGAATCTGTTTCTAGTTGCCGCTGTATTTTGTTCAAATAATAATGTGTTTCCAACATTACCAATTACTCTTTTTAATTCGATCATTAATCTTCTAACATTTACTCTATCTAAAGAAGTAGCTGCTGTTTGTAAGGTTTTCTGACCAAATATTACAGGTCCTTGTCCTGGGAATGTAGCAATTGGGTTAACTTTTCCAAGATATAATGCATCTCTATCTGTTGGAGATAATTTTCTTTCAGTTTGGATTACACCACCTACACCACCTCTGTTAAATCCTGCTGGAGCAAACCATTCAGCGCCTATTCTATCGTTTGTAGCGTAAACTCCTGGTATTACTGTTGAAGCTGGTACATAAACTAATTTACCAGTTTCGTTTGATAGTACTTGAACCCAAGGCCAATATGTTGCAGCATAACTTGAATCTTGTGTTGTTGCTGAAGTTATTGTTTGGTTTAATGTAGCACCATAATTTCTTGTATCTACTACTGCTATTGCATCTCCTCTTTGTGTAACTGTATCAATTGCAGTTGCTACAGCTGTAGAACCATTTTGAATTGTTACACCAGGGATAGTTAAAATTTCGTAGTCATATTCATCAGAATTTTGTAATAAAGCTAATGATGCTGTATAGTAAGCAGCTTCTAGACCTTGAATAGATGAAACATCAATTTCATCATACATTTTTAATCTAGTATTTCCATTAGCACCATTACCATATACTTTACCTGTACCACTTGCAAATGCACCTTCTAAAGAACCACTACCTACTTGTGGTAATGATGAAGTATATTCTGATTTGAAGTTTCCTTCATTATCTAAGTAATTTAGTGTTGGTAAATCTACTGAAGATACTCTTACATAACGGCTGTTATTAATGTAAGATCCAGTAACTTGAATAAATTGATTTCCATCACCATCAGTATCAAAATTCTTTACTTGGTTACCAATTACTTGTTCTATATAATTTGTAGAATTTGGATCTAATGATAAACCAGACCATGATTCTAATATTGTTTTTGTATTTGTAGTATCATCTCCTCTTCTAATTAATAGATTAAATGTACCACTACCTGAATCAATGTTTGCAATTTCCCAACGTACGTTTTCAGATGAACCACTTACTAATGAACCACTTGTAGATACACTACCTGAGTTGTTCATTATTTCACCTTCTGATAGGGTTTCTAATGTAAATGATGCAGAATCAGCATGCATAATTGCTCTTATGTCTGCTGTTGCAGGATCGAATGAACCAGATGCAATTCTAGTTACAAGTATAGTTTCACCACCTTGTTGAAAATAATTGTTTGCAGCGATTGATGTTAAATATTCGTATGTAACACTTGCACTTGTAAAAGAGCCACCAAATTTATTTTTATAGTCACTATATGAAGTAACTAAAGTTGGTATATTTACAGGACCTTTTACAGTTGGACCAAGAATTGCAGCACCTGCTACAACAGGACCTTCAGTAATTAACGATTGATCATTTTCACGTGTTAATACTCCTGGGGATAATAATGTTTCAGCCATTGTAATAATTTATTTTTATCAATAATAAATATATAAGAAAAGTTAAAAAATATTACTTAATATTAGTAATTTCACCTGTTTTTAGATCAATTTGGGCGGTGCCATACTTTTCTTGCAATTTATCTCCTATTTCTTTTTCTTTTAAAAGAAGTTGCTCATATTGTGCATTTACAATTTCTTCTTCTTTTTTTAAATTTAATTTTTGTAATGTTAATTGGCCTAATTGATAGGTTATAACATTAATATTTTTTTGAAAGTTTTCTAATTCTTTCAATTCCTCATTTGTTACCTTTGTTTGTTTGATTGCCATAACGTTTTATTTAATATAAATATTTAATATATATGCAAAAAATAAAAAAAGGAAACATTATGCTTCCTTTTTTAAATTTACTTACTAATTAGTTATTTATACCTATTAGGCTTGTCCAGTTGAACAAGCATGGGTTCTATAAGCTCTTACATTATAATCTGAATTTTTCAAATAAAAATTCATAACATTTCCACTTCTATTACAACATCCCCACGTTACACATACATTATTACTTGGGGTACTTATCTGACCACTAGTCATACACCCTAAATAAAACCCACATCCATTCTGTAGAGTGTTTGGTCTTGGGTAAGTTGTTTGTTGATGTCCATCAAACCAAGTTATTTTTGTTGTGTTTCTAGATGTAATACCTGGGTTACATGCAACTGTACCAGATTGCTCTGATGTAATGTTACTTCCTTGCCAACCTCTAGATGTAGAGCAAGTTGTTGTATTTCCTAAATAAGGATGTTGATAAGATGTCGTAGCTTGAGTACATATACATTTAGTATTTACTATACAACCAAATGTACTATTACTAATAGTTTCGTTAAGTAGTGGAGTGAAACAAGAAGGTGTTGTTACATTACATGTATTACCAGTAGCTCTTCCTGCAGCATTCTCTGCCCATGCATGCCAATAATAAGTATTATTTTGTTGAGTACTTCCATCATAACAATACATTCCAGTTCCTGCAGAAGTAGAATTAGTATATGATGTATTTGAGTTTATGTTTGAATAAGGTCCAAATCTAAAGCCTCTACATATTGTAGCAGCTCCTCCTGTACTATTTACATATCCTCTAATTCTTACATTATCTGGTATGTTTTGTTGGGCATTACATGTATTAACAGATGCTAAAACTACTGAACTATACCCATAAAAATCAGACATTGCCCCACTTTTACTAGCATCATCAGACATTGATTTAAGTGAAGTATCTGCTTGAGCTCCTCCTATTTCTACTTGAATATCACCGTATAATTCTAACGGTCCTGAACTTGGTACTGGCATAATTTATATTATTTTAATATTATTAACAATTTGACATACTTATAAAAGATCTGTTATTTTTCATTAGATCATATCCTAAATTTATCAAATTTTCAGACCCTGTTGTTTGATCAAGAGTAATACTCATCATACTTAAATCACTTGAGGATGCAGGGCTGAAGTAATTTTCGTTTTTTTCATTTTCACTATCATACACATTATATACTACAGTTAAATAATGATGTTTATCTTCAGCATTTGCAACTGAATATTGAATAGATGAGGCTTTAATTGCTACATAAGCTCCTTCAATTTCATTTATTGTTTCTACAGATTCACTAACCCATATATTTTCAGATGTTCCTCTTTTTAAGTAATTTACATCATCTACTGGAAGTTCAATAGGATAATGAATTAATACGGATTGGGATAATGTTGGAGATAAAGTTTCTTCAAATTCAAAATA